AATTGGTTTGCTATCAAACCTTGGTTTGCTCAATAACCGCAAGACGACAGAAATGTCTCCTGCTGAAATGTTACAGGCTATTGCTAACGGATGATATTCCTTGGCTTCCTACCTTCTGGACGGAACCGTTATCTGAGGATTTTGTTTCAGATGGTAGTAAGGTTATTAATATTAGTCAAACCCTCTGGAGATTACCTGAGAAAAATGACGAAATATTAGTATTAACTGATTGGCAGAAGTGGTTAATCCGCCATGTCTTAGAGCGTTACCCAGATGACTTCCACGACCCGTCTAAGGCTGGTAGGCTGCGTTATAAGCAGGTAGTTATATCCATGCCTAGAAAGAATGGAAAGAGCCTCCTAGGTGCCTTATTTGCCCTGTATGGGATGCTCCTGCATGAGCCTGCTCCTGAAGTTATCTCAGTTGCTGCCTCTGCTGATCAGGCTAAGATAGTCTATCGCAGGCTAAAACACCAGGTAGATTCATCTGAATTGCTTGCACATTTCTTTAGTAAATCCACGGAACATAGAGGACTATGGACTAAAGATGGTACAGGTATGTATAAGGTTATAGGTAGTAATGTTGCAACGGCTCAAGGCTTGCATCCTTCTATGGTTATCTTTGATGAGTTGCATGTGGCCAAAGAAGATGTGTGGACTGCTATGAGCCTTGGTTCTGCTACCCGCACAGATGGGCTAACGATTGGAATCACAACTGCTGGCGATGACACCTCAAACCTATTGAAACATTTGTACGAAAGAGGAATGGCTGCTATCCAGGGTCAAGAAGACCTTGAAAGATTTGGATTCTTCTGTTGGGAAGCACCTCAAGGCTGTGCATTAGATGATGAAGATGCTGTTCGTGGAGCAAACCCTAATCTTGCATCTGGCATCCTAAACTGGGAATCAGTCAAGAACGAACTAGCCACAATGCCTGAACCAGACGCTAGAAGATATCGTTTAAACCAGTTTGTGTCCTCAATGAATGCCTGGATACAGGTAGGTGCGTGGTCTAGTTTGCCAAACGGTAGACCTACAAACCCTGAAGTATTTGCTATTGAGCGTACCTCTGGTTGGGAATATGTCTCTATTGTGACTGCAGAAATGCAGGAAGATGGAAAGATAGCCACAGAACTAGTAGCATCATTAAACAATACTAACATTGATGAAGTGATTAATGTATGTATGGACCTGGGCAAGTATGGCAAACCTTTCATTATGGATTCAAATGTATTAGATGACTTGGGTGCTGCCCTGAAACAAAAGGGACTAAGAGTTCAGATGACTTCAAATAAAGATTTAATATCAGCGTCAAACAACACATATAGTAGAATTATGAAAAAGGAGTTAATTCATCCACAAGATGATATAGTTTCCTTACAAATGCAACGAGCAGTACGCAAGAATAGCGGAGAATCCTGGAGGATTGCCCGTAAAGATAGCGGGACTGATATAGATGCAGCAGTAGCAACAGTATTGGCCGTCTGGTTTGTGGAAACACAAATAAAACCACAGCAGATGGTTCATTGAGGAGAACGCAATGGGATTTAAAGATAGAATAATTAACAGACTTGGTTATGAAGTAGAGCCAGTCTTTGTTCCTGATACAGAAACTCGTGGAGTAGCAAACACTGCACCGCCAAGAGTAGAAATTGGAGTCTCACCAACCACTGCCCTTAGCCTTGTTGCTGTCTCTCGTGCAACATCTGTATTAGAAACATCAATTATGCAGATACCTGTAAATGTTTACAGAGGTAACACAGTATTGCCAACACCACTTTGGTTAGAAACACCAGACATTGAGAATCAAATATCTCAAGCAGAGTGGCTTGGCACAACATTAATGAACATGGCAATTTATGGAAATGCTTTTTGGCATATTCAAAGAGGACCAAGAGGAATAGTAAATGTTAGAAACTTACATCCAACAGATGTCACGGTAGCAGTAGATGGCGATGGAAATATTTATTACACATATTTCTCAAAGCGATACGATGCAAGAGATATTAAACATCTTAAACTATTCCACAGCCCAAGCCCAACAATACTAATTGGTGAAGGTCCAATACAACGCCACAGATCAGTTCTGCGTTCAGCACTTGATTTGCATAACTATGCAGACAACTGGTTTAGAACATCAGCAGTACCAACAGGTACATTAACAACATCAGAATTTCTTTCTGCAGATGTCGCAAGACAAAACAAAGAAGCATTCGTTGCATCTCAGCAAGAAAGAAGTATTGCTGTCCTTTCATCAGGTCTTAAGTATGATTCAATTACACTTAACCCTGAGCAGGCACAATTCCTAGAAAACCAGAAGTACATTACACGCCAGATTGCAATGATGTTTGGTGTTCCAACAATGTATCTTGGAATGGGTATTGAAGGACAGGGCATGACTTATGTTAACGGTAACGAAGACAGAGCAAAGTTATTTCAAGATGGATTGCAACAATATGTTGTACGCATCCAACAGGCAATTACTGACCTTCTTCCAAGAGGACAGCATGCTGAGTTTAATTTAACAGAGTTCCTTCGTCCAAATGTTAAAACAAGATATGAGTCCTATGCTATTGGACTAACAAATAATTTCTTGACAGTTCCAGAAGTCCGTGAGATGGAAGGCATGTCAGAAATAACACAACCACAAGGCCCAGTTGATGTCATTGATGACAGTCAACCTATAGCCTAAAATGGAGTAATGACTATGAATGAAATGATTACCCGCAGTTTTGAGATAAGAGCAACAGATGCTGAGAAGCGTGAAGTTTCAGGTATCGCAGTTCCTTTTAATCAAACAATTGATATTGGTGGAGGATGGTCAGAGCGTTTTGAAAAAGGCGCAGTAGACCTAAACGCTAATGTTAAATTATTCCGTGACCATGAAGACATCATTGGTGTCGTAACTGCAATGGAAGAATCTGATGAAGGCCTAATGATTAGAGCCAAGATATCAGAAACAGTTTTGGGAAATGAAACACTTAACTTGGTTAAGGATGGAGCAATCCGTTCTTTCTCAGTAGGGTTCATTCCAGTAACAGATGTAAAAGAAGACAAAACAATAATTCGTAAGAAGGTAAATCTCAAGGAAGTATCCTTAGTAGCATTTCCCGCATACGACAAGGCTGAAGTACTTTCAGTCAGAGAAGAAACCAATCAGGAGGAAATATCCATGGAAAACACAACACCTGATTACACTTCAGCAATTGAAGAAGTTCGTAATCACGCAGAGGAGTTGGAGCGTCGTCTAGATGTTATTGCATCAGAAAAGACGCCTCTAATCTCAGTACCACAGTTCCGTTCATACGGAGAATATGTAAAGGCAGTAGCAGCAGGAGACCTTGATGCTCACCGTACATTTACAGGAGCAGACTCAGCAGACTCAATCATGAAGAACGCTTGGGTTTCAGATACAGTTCGTATCGTAAACAATGGTCGTCCAACATTCAACCTATTCTCAAGAGGCCCATTGCCTGCTGACGGAATGAATGTAGAATATCCAAAAATCAATACCAACACACTTGCTATTGGAAACCAGGCTGCAGAAGGCGATGTACTTTCATACGGTAAGTTGACTCTTACTTCAGCAACAGAGCCAATCAAGACATACGGTGGTTACACAGATATGTCACGCCAAGTTGTAGAGCGTTCATCAATCAACTATGTTGACACAGCATTCCGTGCAATCGTTGCTAAGTACGCAGCAGCAACAAACGCAGCAGCAATCGCAAAGGTTACTGCAGCAGACGATGACTTCAACCAGGTAACACTAGCATCATTTGATACAGATGATGTTCTAGAAGCACTTGCAGATGCAGCAGTCAAGGTTAACAACAACACTGGTCTACCACTTGAAGCAATTCTTGTAGGTTCAAATGTATTCAAGAAACTTGCTAAGTCAACTGATGCAGCAGGTCGCCCACTACTTTCAAATGTTGGCGCAACACAGAACACATTTGGTTCAATTAATCCACTTGGTTTGACAGGAAACATTCTTGGTCTACCAGTTGTACTTGACCCAGCACTTGGTGCAGACGCAATGTACGCATGGAACGCAGCAGCGTTGACTGCATACGAATCAGCAGGCGCACCATTCCGCTTGAACGATGAAGAAATCACTACACTAACAAACTCATTCTCAGTATACGGATACTTGGCACTTACATGCCAGGAGCCACTTGCTGCAGTTAAGTTTAACTAATATTTAAAGGAGTAAGATTATGGACTGGACTGACCTTAAGGCATATGTAGGTGCTTCATCTAACGATGATGCTTATGTAGAAGAATGCTGGGACACATCAAAGGATTTGGTTGCAAGTTATATTGCATCTACCAAAGTTCCTGTTGGTGTATTGAAGCGTTGCTACCTTGAGGTTGGTTCAGAACTATTTAATCGTCGTAACGCACCAATGGGTGTGGCTCAATATGCAACATATGATGGTGCGCCATTAAATACTGCAAGAGACCCACTCGTTGGTGTGTATCCTTTACTTAACAGATACATGGTGAGATTCGGATGAATTTAGCAACGGTAAGAGCAGAATTAGAGAGTGCCATCATTCTTGGTGGTATCTCAAAGGTTTATAAGTTTGTACCAGCAAGACCTAATCCACTTTGTGCGATTATGGAACCTGACACTGAGTTCATTACTGTATATGCAAACCAATATGAAGCAGACTATGCATCTAATTGGAAAGTACTTATCTTAGTACCGTATGCAACTAATGAAACAGAAACAGAAAATCTTGACGACACACTTGACACTCTTATCCCTGCGATTTGGGAATACACATCAGCAAGAACATTAACCGTAGATAAGCCATTCATCCAAGAGGTAAATGGTGCTAGGTTTTTAGCAACAAACATAAATATTTCAATAGACATTGAAGGAGGAAATTGATATGGCAAGAATTAAAGGCAAATCAGTCGTCTTTGAAGTTGACGGAACAGAGTTCGCAGGTCAGGTAAGTAATGTTACTTTCTCATCTGCAGTAAATACTCTAGGTTTTGGTAACTACGTAGACTCACTTGATTTCACATGCGCCGTTTCTGGATTCCAGGATACAGCAGCAGCATCACTACACTCAGAACTTTGGGCAAATCCAGGAGCAAATGTAACAATCTCATTTGCACCACATGGAAACACAACACCTTCTGCAGCACAACCTTGGTACACAGCCACAGGTTATGCAGAAACAATCCCAGATCTTGGTGGAACCGCAGGCGAACTTTTTGTCTACGACATTAACTTTATTCTAGATGGCAAGCCAACTAGAGTAGAATCATTCTAATAAGGTAGTCATGGCAGAGGCAGGAATAAGTGTCAAGGGAGTTAAGCAGGTCACAGACACGCTTACCAAACTTGGTAAAGATTTAGAATCAAACATAGAACTTAATAAAGAACTAAGTGCGACTCTATCTCAGAAAGCCTCTGCTATGGCACCAAGACTAACTGGTGCTCTTGCTTCATCTGTTCAAGGTAATCCTTCAGCAGAAAAAGCCCAAATATTGGCAGGTAGTGCAGCAGTACCATATGCAGGAGTAATTGAATATGGATGGCCAGATAGAAACATAGATGCCCAACCTTATTTAAATCCAGCAGTATACGATAATCTTGGATACATTATTGAAAAGTACAATGAGAGTATCCAAAAGGCAATAAAGCAATACAACTTAAACTAACAGGAGGCAGTAAAATGGAGAACTTTGATTTAATGAATACTCTCAAGTGGAAAGAACTTGCAGAAGTAGAAGAATATCTTGACCTACCAATGGATGAATGGACTGAAAGCAAGTCCAAGTCAAAACTAGCATTCGCAATGCAATACATGATGGCAAAGCGAAACAACCCAGCCCTTACAATAGAGGTAGCAGAAGAAATGTCAATCCAAGAGTTGACTGAACTTGCTGGAGTTGAATTCACTGTCCCAAAAGAAGTGAATCCAGCCTAAGCAGAATGGCGGAGTTCTGTGTAGAAACAGGATTTACGCCAGAGCAATTTTGGGACATGACGCTGGAAGAATACGGTGCAATTGTGACGGCACTTAACAGGAGGAACAAGAATGGCTAACCAGATAACGATTGATATTGTTGCGGAGACCAATAAACTTACCTCTGGAATTAAAGATGCTAACAATCAGATTGATGGCATGTCTTCTAAACTTAAAGGCGTTGTTGGTGCTGCAGGTCTTGCAGCAACTAGTTTTCTTGCAACAAAAGGTTTAACTTTCCTTAAGCAAGGTATTGATGAGGCTAAAGAAGCCCAAGAAGTAATGAGAGCAGCCACAACAACATTTGGTGAAGGATCTGCTGCATTACAAAAGATTACTGCTGATGCTGAAAAGTTTGGTAAAGAACTTGCAATTGACAATGATGAATTAATTGCTTTAGCAACACAGTTGGGTTCAAGATTACCAGCAAATATACAAGCATCATCTGTTGAACTTGTTAAGATATTTAAAGATGTTGAAGCATTTACTGCTGGTGCTGTAACTGCAGAAGGTGCAGGAAACAAACTTGCCAAAGCATTTGCTGATGGTAAATTAAAAGCAGGAGAATTAACAAAGGTTTTCCCTGGACTTGAACAAGCAGTTTATGACCAAGCAGAAGCATTATCTGAGGCTGGTGACAACCAAGGTGCACTTAATTTATTAGTTGAAGCAGGTTCAAAGAAATATGATGATGCTGCTGCCAAGAATGTTACAGCAACACAAAAGTTTGAAACAGCCTTAGCAGATTTTAAAGAACAACTTGGTACAAAGGTTTTGCCAATACTTGAAAAGGGAATTGATTTCCTAACAAAGATGTTTGAAGCATTTGATGCTTTGCCAGGTCCAGTTAAGAATGTAGTTATTGGATTGGGTGCACTTCTTACTGTTGGTGCATTAACTTTGACATTCCTAGCAAGCATGAAAGCATCATTAGTTACCCTTGGCATAACAAGCACAGGAACTGCTGGAAGCATTGGTCTTGCAACGGTTGCAACTAACTTATTAAAGATTGCTCTAGCAGGCCTTGGTATTGGCTTAGTTATTGCAGCAATCGTGTTGCTTGTACAAAACTGGGATACAGTAGTTGAAGTTGCCAAGAAGGTTTACTCAGCAATCAAAGAATTCTTTGGTAAAGCATTTGAGTTTGTTAAAGATGCAATTGGCAATGCAATTAGTTGGGTCAAAGAAAACTGGCCACTTATCCTTGCAATTTTGACGGGACCAATTGGATTAGCAATTAAAGCCATTGTAGATAACTTTGATAACATTAAAGATAAAGTCGGAGAAGTTATTGCAAGGATTAAGAATCTCTTTGGAGACCTGCCAGAAAATATGGCTAACATTGGAAAGAACATTGTTACTGGTCTTTGGAATGGAATGCAGAACATGGTTGGCTGGCTACGAGATAGAGTAACAGGATTCTTTAAGAATCTTATTCCATCATGGGCTGAGAAGGCTTTAGGAATATCTTCACCATCAAAGGTGTTTGCATCTATTGGAAAGAATATTATTGGTGGTCTTCAGAGCACATTTAATGCACCTGCTGTTAAGTCTGTATCAACAAGAGCACAAGCAGGAATTGCAGTACCAAGAGTTTCATTGCCATCACTCATGACTTCTAAACAAAAGTCAGGAATTAATATTACAATCAACGCAGGTCTTGGTACTAACGGTGCAGCCCTTGGTCGCCAGGTATCAAGTGCAGTTAAGCAATACGGCAAAGTCAGTACGAAAGCGAGGTTCTGATGCTAGTTGGAGAAGTATTTGAAGTTTGGCTATTTCCAGACCCAATCACTGCACTTAATGATGTCAGTTATCCATATACTCAAGGTGAAAATATTGTTTCAGGTATTCTTAATGTTGATATTGTGCAAGGAACAGACTTATACGAAGGTCCACAAGAACAAATAGATACTGGTCAGTTTACAATTGTAACTCGTAATCCAGAAATGGACCCAAAGATAAATCCTAATCTAAAATACAATTCAACAATTAAATTTTGGGACACAAGGTCTGGAGAATTCTTCAGAGGTTATGTAACAGACATTCAAGTAGAATATCAAAGAAATGATGACCCAATCATTACAATTACTGGTACAGATATCTTTGGTGCAATGCAAAGAGTTGTTGTTGACCAAAATACTCATGATTTAATTATGGCTGAAAGCACAGGTCCAACCTGGAATGGAATAACCTTTACTGAATTCATTCCTTACATGATTGACTTTACTTCAAAATACCTTGAAGTTGATGGAATTGTTCCAGCAGGTTTTGCAGCACCTTTAGGGTTTTGGTTTGATTCAACGCAATCATTTGGCGAAATAACTGTTGGAAACTTAGGATATGCTCCAGCAAAATATATTCCTCAAGTTGGAGAAACCTACTTAGATGTAATAAATAAATATGCACAAACAAACTTAACTTCTTTTAGTGCTAAAAGTGGTTTTGGTGACCCAATGGCTTATAACTATATTAATGTTCGTAATTTTCCAAAATACGATTCATACTATTGGCCACCACAACAAGACCCATACTTAGAATATACAGAATATGACTTTAGTTCTGATCCTGCCGACGGTAAGCCGTATGAAACAATCTTACTTGATAACGGATACAACAGAGTAATTAACCAAGTAGATATATCTAACGAATATAGATTTGTAGATGCTGGCGAATTAAAGTCTGAATCAGAAAACTTTACAAGAATATCTGCCGAATCTATAGAAGATTATGCAATCTCAACAGCAAGCGTATCAACTGTTTATCCACTGGATGCAACACTACCTAATGCAGACTGGGCAGATGGATATTCAGAAAACATTTTTCAAGTAACTCAGTTCCCAGGTCAAGAAATACAACAGATTACTTTTGATAATGCAAGATTTGAAGATGTACAAAATGAATCTACATATTCTGATTATGAACTTAATAGAATGATAAGAATAAAGCATAAAATTAATAATGATGAGACAATTGATAGAATTTCTGATATTGCTGGTATTACACATAATATTTCTCCAGACAAATGGGAAATGGGATTTACACTAAAACCATCTGCTTCTGAACTTGTATATCAATATCAAGGCTCAATCCCAACACTTCAAATGAATGCAACAAGTGGAGACGCAAACTTTAACTTTACTGCAACATTAGTAGATTTTGACCCAACAAAAGTTAGTTCTGTTGTGTGGGCCTTAAGTGCAATTGATGGAAGTGAAATACAAGAAATATATCCTTATGTATTAAGTGGCAACATGTTTAAAAACGGTGTACCAAGAACTGGATTTACTCAAACCTGGAACTTTGATGATGATGGAATTCTTGCTCCATACTCTTTTGATAGTGTAAATATTCCACCAGACGACAATCGTTATGGTGGTTATGGTCCAGGCAATTGGTATGTTTATGCTTTTATAACTTTAAATAATGGTTTTCATATTGTTTTGCAGCAAGAGTTAGTAGTTGGAACTCCAGCAGTAGAAGCAGATTTTGGATGGGTACAAAATACAACAAATAATTTTGGTCAAGTAACCTTTACTGATACATCAGTCAATCATGAAACTGGAGAACCAGATTCTTATCTTTGGAACTTTGGTGATGGAACTACATCAACAACAAGAAATCCAGTTAAAGTTTATGACCCAGCACCAGGTCAAACAACCTATAGCGTTAGTTTAAGAGTTTTTGCTTATGGTGTTGGTGGTGCAAAAGTTTTTAATACAAGAACAAAAACAGTAACATTAACTCAACCAACAATGACTGCTAACTTTACAACTTCAATATTAGGAAGTACTGTTACATTTACGAACACATCAACAAATGTTGGATTTGAAGAGCCTGACGCTTACTTTTGGAACTTTGGTGATGGAAGTACATCTACTCAAAAGAATCCTGTAAAAACATATGCTGGTGAAGCAGCAGCATCAACAACTTATACAGTTACATTAACAACTAGAAATATTTGGGAACAAACAGCAAATGTTACAAAAAGTGTTACTGTTGCACCGTTGTATAATACAGGAACATTACCTGTAAATGAATTAAGAGTCGTAAGAGCAACATCAACAAGTCCTTCTACTCCAATTATGGCTTATTTAAGAGCATTAAGGTCAGATAATGCTAATTTATCTTTTAATGAAATTACTACAAGAGCAAATCAGCCAAACCAAATTTGGGCACAAAGCAATAACACAGTGCCACCATTATCTGGAACTAACTTAACAAGAAATCCTGCAACATCAAGTGGAATATATGGATTAAAGTTTTCTAGTGGAACTCCAACTGATTTTTCATTAAATACACCAATTAGTCAAACGCAAAATATTGCTAGTATAAGAATGTTATTTGATGATAAATTTCCTATTGTAACCTATCCATCATACGAATGGGATAGATATTATCTTACACTGAATGATTCTTTTGGTGGTTTTTATCCTGTTGGATATTGGGATTTGCCTGCAATTCCAAACTTTGCTCCAAGACAATCATTTGGTAGAGAGTATACAATGACATCAATTAGACCAATGCCACCAAAAATTCCTTATTTTAAATATACATTTAATAATAGAACTGTATCTTTTACATCAGTTGAAACAGCAGATTCTTATGCTTGGACTTTTGGTGATGGTACTACTTCAACATTAAAAGACCCAGTAAAAACATATTCTGCTGCAGGAACTTACAATGTTACCCTTGCAGTTACAACTGGTGGGGTTATAACAAGAACAACTACAGAACCAGTAATAGTAGAAGCGCTTCTTAGTTATCCTGTTAGATATGTTAAGTTTGCACAAAAAGAACATACAGGTTTAAATGCATGGGACACTCCATATGTTTCCGACATTACACCAATATGCAATAGAAATCAAATTCAGCAAACTACTCCACAATCAATACTATCATATAGTCTTCAGCCAATAAGTATTGCAAAGTCAGAAGGATATTCAATGGAATGGTATCCAGGAACTGTAAGTCCAGACCAACCTGGCCCAACATCACCAATGAACCCACTTTCTACTGGAGATAACAGAAGACCTTGGGTTAGTGCTCCTGGACTTAGAGTTAAATCTCTTGATGGAACATTTAGAACTAAATGGGAACTTGTTGGTGACCTTGGAGTTGCAGTTAGCAACATAAACAAATTTACTGCACAATTTTCAAGATGGAGTAATTATGATGGAACACCAAATCCAGTTTGCACAGGAATCTCTTATGAAGTTTATGTAACTGATTATGTTGGATTACCTTCAGGTATTGCAAGTGCAACTTGGACTAAGATTGGTGAATTTAATCCAACAGGAATGGCATTAAATAATAATAGTTTCTATACGATGACACCACTATAAATTTCTGGACTGCCTCCAGGAAAAGCAGAACCCTCTCCACGATGTCTGATAACTAACGGAGAGGGTTTTGTTATTTAATCTTCTAGGCTTGGTTGCACCTCTGGCAGTAGTTCTACCTCAGTCTTAGGTGACTCTTTCTTCTTGACTTTAGGACGCTTAGTCTCGTAGTCCCAATCTTTTACAGGTATTAATTTACCTTCGTAATATACATTCTTAGCCATGATGCTCCTTTGCTAGAATCGTATAGATATCATCTACACGACTCTCTAGTCTTGTAATTTGGTCTTTCATGCTTGACCCAGAATTTGGTCTAAGTTCAGACAGGAACTTGCTGATCATCCATTTAGAGAAGCCAAAGAAGGCTACAAGGACGGACACAGCGCCAGCAAAAATGGCAGCAATAATTTCAGGGTTACTCAACATACATCAAGTATACAATTGAGGTAGATTAACCTTTGGAGGAAATCAATGGAAACCCTTAATTTAATACCACCATCAATTGAATGGCAAACTTACCGTAATGACAGTACAGAAATGACAGTGCTGCTGGTAGACGAAAATGACGCTGCACTTGACCTAACAGACTGGACTTTTACAGGTAAAGTTAGAGAATATCCATCAGATGTTGCAGTACTAGAAACACTTGCAGTCACAAAGAACGATAATGCATTGACAATTGTCCTTGATAACTCAGACCTTCCATTGACTAGTTATTTTGATATTGAGGGTGTTAATTCAGAAACAGATAAAGTTTCCACAGTACTTAGAGGAAGAATTCAGGTAGAAGAGGATGTAACACGATGACTCTTGGCTATGTAAAAGTAACATCTGAATCACCATTGCTTAATGGAGAAGTTGAAGTATTGTCTCCATCACAAATTAAAGTTTATGCTTCAGGTATAAATATTGCTCAAGGACCTGCTGGACCGCAAGGCCCTGTTGGACCAGAAGGGCCACAAGGCGAACAAGGAATTCCAGGACCAACTGGAAACACTGGAAACCAAGGCATTCAAGGAATTCAGGGTATTCAGGGAATTCAAGGTATTCAAGGAATCAAAGGCGATACAGGAAACACTGGTGCTACTGGACCAAAAGGCGATACTGGAGATACTGGTCCGCAAGGTCCTCAAGGAATTCAAGGAACTAAAGGCGATACTGGAGACCAAGGAGAGCAAGGAATTCAAGGCATCCAAGGAATTCAAGGTCCTAAAGGCGATACTGGTGATACTGGTCCTGCTGGTGCTGATGGAGACCATTACCACACAACATCTTCTACATCATTAACAATTAATAATGGAACAAAAACATTAACTCTTGATGATTTAAATGTTGATTACACATTTGCACAAGATGTAATTATTGCTCACGATATAAATAATTTTATGACTGGTTCAGTTGTTACTTACACACAGGCAACAGGAGTTTTAGTTGTTGATGTTAAGCATCACACAGGCTCAGGAACATTTACTTCATGGACAGTAAACCTTAATGGTGCTGTTGGTATTCAAGGTCCTGAAGGGCCACAAGGAATTCAGGGAATCCAGGGAGAGCCTGGCCCACAAGGAATTCAAGGAGAACAAGGAATTGAAGGTCCTGAAGGTCCTAAAGGAGATACTGGAGACCAAGGAATTCAAGGTATTCAAGGAGAAACTGGGCCTCAAGGAATCCAAGGCGAAACTGGTCCTAAAGGAGATACTGGCGATCAGGGAATTCAAGGTATTCAGGGTGAACAAGGAATTCAAGGTGAGCAAGGAGAAACTGGAAACACAGGGCCTCAAGGAGAACAAGGAATTCCTGGCCCAGACTTTTCAGGGTATGACAGAGAAATCCATGTATCAGGAACAGATGGAAACGATACAACAGGTAATGGCGACTTCACAAAGCCAGTTGCAACAATTACAAAGGCTTTAACACTTGTAGATTCTACAAGAACTACATTGATAGTTCATCCTGGTACTTATACAGAAACTGTTACCCTTCCATCATTTGCAGGCATAACAATATCTGCATCAAACATTACACAATTAAACACTGCAAGCCAAGTTCTTATTGATAATGTAACAATTGGTTCTGCAGCAACTAATGCAACTATCAATGGTGTAAACATTAACACATTAAGCATTACTGGAACTGCTGCTGCAAGTTTAAACAATCTTTCTGTAAATACTGCATTTACTAAGAGTTCTTCAGGAACAGTTGTTGTTACGGGTCCAAGATTTAATGGTTCTTGTTCAACATCAGTTACAGGTTCTGGTCTTACTCGTTTTGATGAAGGAACTGGAATGGGTGCTTTATCAGTTAACAATGCTTCTGCTCAAGTATTTGTACAAAACATAAAGTTTGTTTTTAATCCAAACCTAATAAATGGCATTGTAAATTTTATTAATTCACTTATATTTACCAATGGTACAAATGCAATAACACAGGCTGCAGGACAAGTATTGCTAAGTAATTGTTATGTATTTAATGCTGATGGAACTGCAACAAGACCAGTTCAGTTTGCTGGTTTCTATACAGTTATTAATACTGTGATGAATTATCTTGGTTCAACATTAACAGGAACTATTGTTCCTTACGCAGTAGGTAATTCTGGTGGATTTAGAGCGTCAGCATTTGTTACCCAAAATGGAACTGCAGCACAACTTGTAGCAGGAAATGGTGCATTAACTACTGCTGCCTCTTCAACAGCCCCTGCCTCATCTGCTAGTACTGGTACAAGAGGGCAATTAGCCGTTGACAATGACTGGCTATATGTGGCTACAGGTACCAACACTTGGAAGAGAGTGGCTTTAACGGCCTTCTAAGGCCCATTTAAGCCAGTTTCAGTTACTTTTGGTATCTGACTATAGGTCTATGCCTATATTAATATATCTCAAGATAATTAAGCATGGTCTTCTTGTTATATAATCAAGATATAAATTGTTATCAAATTGTTATAAAAGAAATGCTTAAAATCAAGGCATCAGGAAGGATTCTGTGATATACTTAAATATATAAGAAAGAAAGAATATCCTGTAGTTAAGTATTTACAAGATATCTTATATATAGTATATAGCAGAATCTTACTTGACAAGTCTCATAATATATGATATGATAGATATATCTAACAGAAAGAGATAATCATGATAAATAACAAAGATATAGCAATCAGAGAAAATGTACTAAAAGAGCATACACGCAACACATTCTTAAGGAATGTTTATGTACGCAAGGAAAATGATGCCATTATTGCTGATTCATTAGAAGAGTTTATGACTAAAATCACTGACCCATGCCATATTTGGCAGGGATTCAAAACAAAAAAGGGATATGGATACTTCTCAGTATACTCAAAAGAGGTAGGAACAAGACTAAGCGTCAAGGCACATAGATTTGCTTATGCTATGGCTTATGGGTTTGATAACTTACCTTTGAGCCCAGAAATAAATGGTTTGGAAGCGTTAGTAATTAATCATATCTGTCATAACCCATCATGTGTTAATCCTGATCATCTTGAGGTTATCACATCAAGAGAAAACCTTAGCCCTGAAAAGAAGGCTCCTAAGCGTGGCTAAGCGGGGTAGACCAAGAACGGTAGCAAATGATGTACATGTAACAAGATACTACATCCCTGATGCTAGAAGAGATAGCCAAGCAGTAATGAAAGTCCTTGAGGAAAGAGTCTATAAGGCATATGAGGATATCCACATGATGGCATTTGATGAGCCAATTGGATGGTTTGGCGTTAATCCAGTAAAAAAGGGTATTTCTGCTATACTTAGTCAGAAATGACTGCACATCCTAAATACGGCTTCTCCAATTCACCCTTCTATTACTTAGGCAAGTATAAGACTACCCAAAGACCAAGGGTATGTGAGAGATGTACCCAATCAGCCTATTACTACCATGATGACTGGGGATGGTGTTGTGCAGCCCATCTATTAGACCTAGTAAATATAGGAGAAATATCATTTAGTTGGGATGACTATAAGGAGGTTTGGGATAGATGCGAGAGATTACTCCAGAGGGAGCCAAGGATGTCTGGTATTGTGAAGAATGCGGATGTGGATATGAACAATGCTGCCCAATGGGACGAGTGGTTGGATGGGTTCAACGATGAGCAAAGCGAACCCCTATAGTTCCACGGAATATAAGAAGAATAGACTAATAACCCTAGAGGCTAGTAACTATACATGTCATTACTGTAATAACCCTGCTACTACTGCTGATCATATTATCCCTGTATCTAAGGGTGGTGGACATGAGTTATCTAACCTATTACCAGCATGTGTTAAGTGTAACTCAGGTAAACAAGATAAGACATTGATACGCCTAAGATACTTCAACAAGAGGTATGCATGAGAGGCTATGAAGGTTTGTATATAGTAGATACTACGGCCTTTCTAAGGCCTGTCCAAATAGTGAGACAGTTCATCTCAAACCATGATACGCTCATAGCCTCATATCACAGATATAAAGGTTTGTCAAGCCTGCTAAAAAACCAGGGAATCAGAAGATACCTTGATACTAGTAGAGTAACAAACCCTATATGCCTGATATGTGGATATGAAGGTTTGGATATAAAGGTTTGATAAATAAATTATGTGGTTTTTTTATTTTTCATGTAGGAACCCTGTAAGAGTATAATAGAAATACCAAACCATAAAATAGTAAAAGGAGAATATATGAGAACAGGTATGAGTCAAGGGCCAAGAGGCTTAAGAGATGTATCAGCAGTACACGAACCACTTAATCTAGATTTCAGCCTAGAGGAGTCTGTGCGTAAATCTATCCTATCAGCCACATGGTTAGATGAGGTAGATTTAGGAGCAGCCAAAGAAGCAGTTATGCTTGCAGAAACTATGGACCAATTTCCTGATAGACGACATCAGATAGCCCCAATCCTAATTGGCCTATTGTCAAACCTTGGTTTGCTCAATAACCGCAAGACGACAGAAATGTCTCCTGCAGAAATGTTACAGGCTATTGCTAACGGATGATATTCCTTGGCTTCCTACCTTCTGGACGGAACCGTTATCTGAGGATTTTGTTTCAGATGGTAGTAAGGTTATTAATATTAGTCAAACCCTCTGGAGA